GTGATATTGTGAATTGTTTAGACAAACGATCTGATTGGTGGAAAGATTCACACTTAATTATTTTTGAAAATCAGTTGGATAGACGAATGTTTGCAGTCCAAGCAATGTTACATATGTATTTTGCGTGTCGTGGATTCAGAACAAAGGGAGTATCGGCCATTCACAAACTAGACAACATAACGATGGTGGAAGACGCAACAACAACATACCGAGGACGCAAGAAAACAGGAATTAAACATTGTGAGGTTCTGTGTCCACCCTGCAATATGGAGTTTTTTCGATCGCACAAGAAGAAAGATGATTTAGCAGATAGTTTCTTACAAGGTCTTTACTTTTTAGAACATCCGCCCGCGTTTTAACTTTAAGAAGATGATACATTATCTTCATAATGGACGTTCCTGGTGCCGATCTTTTAATGAATAGTGCTTCTGGAATGACAGCACCCGACACGAAACTACCTGAGATGGAAAGTATCTCACTTGACTTCACTGACCTCCCTTCTTCCTCCTCCGAACCAGCACCTCCACCCCGACTTGTTCCCTCTGCTGAAGATGTAGGAACAACAAAGACCTGGGACGGTGTAGAAAACTTGAATGCTGAAGCATACTTGAAACCTGTTGTATCTGCTCCTAAAATGTCAGAGGATGCCATCATGAAAAAGAAGTATGAACTTTTGCGTAAATTTGAACGACTCAACAAACTTGGGGTTCCTATCCGCAAACGATTTACCATGGACTCTCCACTTGACGAAATGGAAATGGAAATTGAGTTCATTCGCAAGGAAAAGGCGATGGATGCCACTATCAAACAGTTCTCTGAATGGTTTATTACTGGTATGTCTGCTCTTGAATGGGGGTCCAAGAATGTAAATATGGTCAAGATGTTCGGTCTTCAATTAGATGGTCTCTCACAAAGTGCTCAAATGAATGTTGGTGATCTCGAAGAAGATTTTGAAGAATTATACGATTTATACGGTGATAAAATGAGAATGCATCCACTTGTTCGTATTCCTATGCGCACATGTTTCATGGTATATATGGTTCACTTAACCAATCAGATGGCAATGAAAGCACCTGTTCCAAACATCCAAGAAATCCTTCGTCAGAATCCTGATATTGCTCGTCAAATGGCGGCTACTGCTATGTCTCAACAGACTCAACAGTTCCGTCAACAAGCAGCACAAGCACCTCCTCCTGCTCCAGCACCAGCACCCGCACCATCTTTCTCAAACGACAATAATCCATTAGCAGGATTAATGTCTTTCTTAGGTGGCGTAAATCCAGCAGCACCTCCTCCACCACAAACAAGAACAATTCCAATCAAACCGGTTCGTGAAATGAAATCACCAACAGGTATGGGAATAGGTGATATTTTAAATAAAATTCAGAAGGAAGAAAAGAAGGTAGGCGTAAACGCTCCACCTCCACCTCCACCAATGCCTACCTTTCCAGTAGCACCTATTGCTACATCTCCTCCACCACCAGCACCTAAACCAGCTGCTAAAACAGCACTTCGTCGTTCAGCTGGATCGGAACGTAAATCAGCAAAGAATTCTGTAGTAATTAAACTTTAAGAGTTGTTGTATAATACATATAAATGACAGACATTTCTGGCGGAACAGGTCCTACAGGTCCTTTTCCTCCTGTAATAACCGTAACTGGAGTAACAGGTCCTACTACAAGTCTTCTTCCAGTTGTAATAAATGCTACTGGACCAACGGGTCCTATTCCTCTTTTTCCTTTACCAACAGGTCCTACAGGACCTACTTATCTTTTAACTTTAGATCAGTTGATGACAAATCAAACTGCAACTCTTCAACAGGAAACTAATGATCGAACTGAACTTTCTTCGATTGTTACACCTAATATTGGTCAATTAAATCCATTGTTTGTTCAATGGGCAACTCTAGGATTTCCTTCAAATTATACTTTATTATCGTTTAACATTGTTCCTCCAACTACATGTTCAGATGGAAAAGTTCGTAATATGTATGATTACATTTCGTATATTATTGGAAAAGATCTCGCAGAGTCAGTAACTAAATTTGATAGTTTCTTTCAGGGAATGACAATTGCGTATAATATTACAGGTTCTACATTAACAATTGTTGTATCAAAAAGCACTTAATTAAGGTGATATCTTAGCAAATGCATGTGTGGATGGCAGAGAACTCTGTAGACCCCATTTCCATGAAAGATATCCTTCTACTTGTTGGCGTTGAGATGTTGTAAGTGCAGAGTTATAAATAATTATTTCAGCAATTGTACCATTCCAGTATTCTATAGTTGGATTTGCTTGAGTACCAATACCATACTTTGTAATACCAAATGTTCCTGATGAAGAACTTGATGCTAATGTTCCTGCGTTACCATTATACCATAAATAACCATTTGTTCCATCATATTCACTAACTGCTAAAAATGGTACATTTGTTGTTATAGCATTGTATGCAATAGGTCCAGATACTCTCCATGTTCCTATCCAACCTGAACCTCCTTGATTAAAAAGTGCTATTGTTCCATCTGTTCGTCCATAATCAACATTTGTAGTATTTTCTAAACTTACTAATCGTTGATCACTACTACTGTTTGGCATACTACGAGTTGTTAAAGCAACTGCAAAACATGTAAGACTTGTTCCGGTAATAGATATAGGTCCAGTAAAATAAGAACTTCCAGCTAAACTTACAGATTGAAGTCTATTAATACCATTAGATACTACTGTAGGTGTTCCTGTAGATGTAGCATTGTAACCATTACCGCTTTTATCTATCCAAGTAGTTACGTTTGATCCAGACATTACTAAACTTGAAGAATCTGCCGCATCTAACCATAAAGTAAGACCAGAAACAGATTTAGGTGTAAATATTGTAGAGTATGATGGAAGAATATAACCTGGATGTGTAGATGGAAGACTACCTCTTATTTTCCATTTCCATGCTAAGTATGCTTCTACTTGTTGACGTTGTGAAGTAGATAATACAGAGTTATAGACAATCGTTTCTAAAATATAACCTATAATAGGAAGAGTTCCGCCTCCATTATCAGTTCCAAGTGTAAATGATGTAAAAGTTTCACCAGTAACACCCATACTTTTAGTTCCCATCAATGTACCATTTTGCCATCCTGCTAATAAACCAGTAGAAGACGTATCTTGACGTGTCATAATAACCGTTAATCCAGCAGGGTTTGTAGCACTTGATATACCAGAAATACCACTATAATCCATTTGAGATGCATTGTTGTATTGCCAATTCTGTTTTAAATGAGATGTTCCGTTATGAGAATTGTATACATATGGATAAGAAGAATTAGGAATTGTCAAGTTTATTACAAAAAAGTAAGTTACATCAGTTACAGGAAGACTTAATTGAAAACCAGTTGTTTGACTTCCGCTGAAGTAAATAGAAGGAACACTTAATCCTGATGTATTATATGTCATTGCAGTATCTGATGATGTAGCATTACGACCATTACCTGATTTATCACCCCAAAACTGAACCTGTTGACCTGCTGCTGTTACTTTGGTTGTTCCACCAGTATTTTGATATAAAGTTGTCAGATCGTAAGCATCCAACCACAACTGACAACCAGTAATATCAACAGGTTGAAATGATCGAGAGTATAATGGTCGAGGAATTCCAGGAGGAGCACTGTAATATGGATGTGATGAAGGAAGACTCGTTTGTAATCCCCATTTCCATGCGAGATAACCTTCAAATTGTTGGCGTTGTGAAGTAGTAAGACTATTAAATATAATTACTTCTTGAATATTACCTACAAAGTAACGACCATAAAATGAAGAGGATAAAGATATTCTTGTAGAACCAGAATTATTAACAAGTACACCAATAATATTGTATCCAGATGGAATAGAAACTGGACTACCACCAGTAAGTACTCCATTCACAAAATAACCTGAAGGATAACCTATATCATTTGAATTACCGTTTCCAAGTGATGTTGTACTAGAAACAAATCGTATAGATGTATCACCACCAGCAATATCACTACAAGCTAATGCATAACCAAAAGAATAAGATAAAGCAGTTGCTTGACAAACAATAAATATAAATGAGAATCCTGATGTGATAGTTATATAGTTAGAAGTCTGTAGAATTCCACCACTCTGAAAGTTTAAATTATTTGAATTTACATACGTTACTGTTCCATTTGTAAGAGATATGTTATTCGCATTTCCACTCTTATCTTTCCATGCACTTACATTCGTTCCTGAACTTAAAGTAACTGATGTAGAATCTGCAGCATCTAACCATAATTGACAGCCAGATATACTTGTAGGATTAAATGGATTAGAAGTAAGTGAATAGTAAGGATGTGAAGATGGTAATAAAGATTGTAATTTCCATTTATTAGCTAAATAACCTTCTATTTGTTGAATATTCGTTAATCCAATATCTTGATTGAATACTAAAATTTCAGAGATGTATCCGTTATAATAGTTGCCTCCAAAAACACGACCAATAACAGGAGCAGTAAATGCTTGTAACTGATTATAATTTGAAAATATAGCATCTACTGTTCCATTGCGTCTTGTATTACGATTTGATGAAGACGGTAAATAAAACGCCCATATACGTGTATTTCCTGTTCCTGATATATTAGTATCTTCTAAATCGCTACCATACATTGCAAATGCTAAATCAGTTGTATTTCTGTATCCAATATGTAAAGAGTATCCATAAGATCCACCGCTATTTACATTATCGTCTCCAAAAAGAAAACCATATGAGCTTCCAGTAAATGTTTCAACTACAAAAACAACAAAAGGTGTATTTACTAATGTTCCTGCTAATCCATTGACTGTAAAAACTGAAGACCCTCCAAATCCTAAACCTAAATAAGATGTTGAAACAGAACTTCCTGCTGAAGTTGCATTATTTCCACTTCCAGATTTATCTACCCATGTTGAAACCGTTGTTCCGTTTAAAGGTAAAGAACCACTTGCGAAAGGGTCAGAAGCATCTAACCATAATTTACATCCTGAAACACTTGTAGGATTAAATGTGTTGTAAATAGATGAATAAGGATGTTTAGTAGGTAGTAAAGTTTGTAATCCCCATTTTTGTGCTAAGTATCCTTCAACCTGCTGTCTTTGAGTTGTGTTAATACTGGAGTTAAAGTGAATAATCTCTGCTATTAAAACTCCTGTACCTAAGTTTGTTGAAGGTACACCATTAATGTATAAATTTAATGCAGGATTTGTAACTGATACAGGAGATCCATAATATAATGTTGTTGTTCGTGTAGTTCCATTTAGAGTGTAGTTTACTGCTGAAGTTGAAACACCATCATAACCAATACAAAACATGAACCATTGGTTGTATGGAACAGGTGATACTCCAGCACCTACAGCATCGTTAAATTGAATACCTACGTTAGTTGAATAATTATTGACATTTAGTAGTGTTCCATTTGCAGTGTATACATAATCACCATATGCTACTCCAGGATTTTGTGTATTAATAATTATTCCTCCAGTGGCAACTTGTGCTACAAAAAATTGAGTAAACGAAGAATTCCAAACAAAGTTAGGAGAATACATTATAGATGATCCAAAGTTTAGAGCATTATTACCGTTTAATGTTGTTTGACCAATAGCACCTGCATATCCAAGCACATTTTGTCCGTTCCCAGACTTATCTTTCCATTGTGTTACAGATGTTCCTGATAAGACTATACTTGAAGTATCAGCAGCATCTAGCCATAAAGTAAGTCCTGGAATAGTTTGAGGACTGAACGGCCATTTATTTTTTGATAAAACGGCAGTAGACATATATCTTACTTTTACTTCCGACTTCCTTTTTAAGTTTAGAACA